TCAGGAAGTGCTGATGACGCGAACCGTGGCCGAGCCCATGTAGGTGCGGCCGTCCGGTTCTCGGTTGGTGTCGGAGGCGATGACGCGGACGGATACGGCGCGCCCCTCATCGACAGGCAGGCGGCGCTCGTCCAGTGCGTCCTCGATCTCGCCCAGGATCCGCTTCACCTCGGCCTGGCCCTGGTGGGCGCTCCAGACGCTGAGGTAGATCAACCGCTGCTTGCGGCGGCGGCCGGAGATGGGGCTGGTGTTCTGCGCCACCTCGCGATCGATGGTGACGTAGGGGTACGGGGTGTCGGCAGGCACTGCGTCGTAGACCGGCACGCTCAGCTCGGTGGTCAGGCGTTCGTACAGCGCCTTCTGCAGGGCAAAGCCTGGGTTAGCCATGCGACACCACCTGGACGCGCCCGCGCAGGCACCGGCTGTATACCTCGCCGCGCCTGCTGAGCCTAAGTGGTTGCGGGCAGAACCAGACAATCCCGGCACGCTCGTCTGCCCACACGACAAACTCAATACGATTGCCGTTCACGAACACGTCGCGGCGCCCGCGGCCATCGTTCGCGGTATGGATATGGTCAACCATTGGTGCCGGCCTCTTTCGCGGCCCTGGCCAGCGTGCTGGCAATAGCCTCTCGGATGATGATTCGAATGTCGTCCCGGTTCATGTCGATGCTTGGTCGCAGCCACGGATGCGCCGGCCGGGCCGGGATATCCGGGTAGTAGCCGAAGAAATGCGAACCGTCCGACTTGTTCTTGGTGGCGCGCCGCCCCAGCCGATTGCGGCCCGACAACTGGCTGCGGTCCCTATTGACCGTGTGCTCGCCGCCGACAGCGCCGGCATCCTGCCGCCGGTAGATCGTGCCGCTGTAACCCTTGGTCCCGTACTCGGCGAACTTCAGGTAAAAGAACTCGCGGTTGTCCGCCTTGCCGATGATCCCGATCCGGGCGTCCAGACCGTTCCTGCTGATCTTCACCTGTAGCGCGGCGGCGCCATCGCCGGTATCGCGCGGGATCAGCTTCTGCTGGGTCGCCAGCACCAGGTCCGCGGCCTGGGCCATCGCCTTGGGTAGGTCGCTCTGCTCAAGGGCGGCCAGCCGGCGCAGGATTCCACGCAGCTTGAAGTCGCCCTTGATACGCGAGCGCCTGGCCATCGTTCACTCCTTGCGTGCTCGCTTGCGCGGCGCGGGTGACGCTACCGGTGGATTGTCCTTGCCGTCGTCGAAGACCAGGCCGCGAGCGATCAGCTTGTTCAGCGTTCTGGCTGGAAGGTGGCTGACGTTGGCGCCCTTCTCGGCCGTGACGGCGCCGCTCAGGTGTCCAGTAGCACGAAGGACCATGTCGGTTACCTCGGTGTCGGGGTTACGTTGGAGCACAGCAACCGCAGCATGCTGAGCTCGTTGTCGAGCAAGGAGGCTTCGATGGAATAGGTGACGGCCTTGTGTACCAGCCGGCGGCCGGCAATCAGGTCGTCAGCAGGACGCGCACGGATCTCGGCACTGACCACTGCCTGCAACTGGCTGGCCACGGGAGTGGTGCGGCCGGTAGGTAGGGCGATCTCCACCCAGACCTTGCGCAGTTCCACCCACTGCTCGCTGTGACCACCACCGCCATCCGGCACGCGCTGAAGCGCCTGCAGAGACGCAAGGTGTCGAAGAGGACCGGCGCGCATCAGAATCGTTTCCTGTACCAGAGCAGCCGCTCTACGCCGAGCGGAATGACCGTGGCGATAGTGCCCAGCGCTACCGCCTCGCGGTTCGAATACCAGTGCGCCACCAGCAGGTAGACCGCCTGCCAGATGTCAGGCGTGAGCACCAACTGGTTCGGCTCGGTCGGACCGGACTCCACCAGCTCGACATCGCAGTGCTGCTCGACGTGGAACAGCGCCGCCTCGACATAGCCCTTGATCAGCTCGTCCTCGACGTCGTTGTCGACCTTGGCCTGCAGCTTGATCCTGGGTAGGAGCTCGGGATGCGCGTCCCAGTCGATGACCATCACTTGGCCTCTTTCGCCGCCGCCGGCTTGGATTCTTTCGGCTTGACCTTGTCGGTCACCTCTTCGGCCAGGCCCTTGCCGAGCAGGACGTGGGCGTACTCATCGTCGGCGTTCTCGAATACCTGGCCCGCCTTTACCTTCGCCGACTCAGCGCCGAGCCTGGCGGCGTCACCGATGAATCCCCACTTCGCTTTGATTTTCATGTCGCCTCCAGATGCGAGAAGGCCGGCACATCGGCCGGCCTTCTCGGTTAGGGGTTGCTTTACGCGGTCGGGAACTGACCTTTGACCAGAGCTTCACGGCGGCGAACGCCCAGGCCCAGACGCTCCTCGACCAACAGCGCACGTTCGTTCTTGATGAACTGATCGTTGATCAGGCCCATCTTGAACAGGAACGACATGCGGTCGAACAGCACCGAGGAGCGGGCGAAGTTCGCAATCAGGAACTCGCCGCCGGTCGCCGGATCTTCGCCGTTGGCCGGGGAGCCTTCATCCATGCTGTCGGAGGTGATCACCGGGCGGCCCCACAGGACCGGGGTGACCAGGCCTTGCAGGTTGGCGAACAGATAGCGGTTCTCGCCGTCCTTCTGCAGCTCGATGTTCATCCAGTCCAGCTCGGTCATCACCACGCCGTCGGCGGACAGCTTCGACTGCTTGCGCACCTGGTAGATGCCGCGGCGCACGATGTCGATGGAGGTGTCGCCGGCTTTGGTCAGCGTGGCGTCGTATGCGGTGGCCTGGGTCATCAGCCCGTTCAGGTTCTCACCGGTGCCGTCGCCCTTGAGGATCTGCGCCTCTTCCTCCAGCTTGAGGTCGTAGCGCAGCAGTTCCTGGATATAGCCGAGCAGCTGGGGCACGTCGTCCAGAGCTTCGTCGGTGACCGGCATCCACACCGCGATCTTCTTCACGCGGTCAGTGATGGTCTCGAAGGTCACGTTGCTGGTGGGCTTCAGGCCACCCTCGGCCACCGGCGCGGCGCCGCGGGTATGCAGCAATTCGCGGAAGTAGCTGTAGCTCTGCCCGCTGACCGGGATGGTGGTAAGCAGGTCGCGAATGCGCAGTTCCTGGCGAATGCCCGGTTGGATGACCGGATCATAGTTCGGCACCACGATGCCGGCGCTGGTGACCTTGGTTTCCTTCATCGCGGCCAGGTCGGACTTGACCACCTCGATCTCGGCGCGAGTCGCGGACTTCTGTTGCAGGCTCTTGTAGGTCTCGTCGCCCTTGACCAGGTCGATGAAGGATTTGCCTTCGCCAGGCAGGCCGCGCAGCTTGACGCCCTTCTGCTCCAGGTCCTGCACCTGGTCGATGACCTTCTGCAGTTCATCCTTCTGCGCCTGGATTTCCTTCTTCAGTTCAGTCGCGACGGCATTGCCCTTTTCCACCTCGGCGATGGCTTCGTCGTACTTGGTCTGCAGGCCCTGGAAGCCTTGCTTCAGTTGCAGCTCCAGGGAGTCTTTCAGTTCTTTCACTTCGCTCATGGCGTAGCTCCAAAATGGGTTGTGAACAGGGTTGAAATGTCTTTCAGCTCTTCCACGATCGCCGTGGCCTCGCTGCCGCCGTCACGGCGTAGCGCGGGATAGCCGAGCGAAGCGACTGCCGCCGCCTCCTTCTGTGAGAGGCCCATGCGCTCGCGCAGGGCGTTCTCGAAAAGCCGGATATCCGACTTGACGCTGAGCACTTCGGCCTCAGGGTTCATGCCGAACGGAACGAAGGACGCCTCCCACAACTCGGCCGACTTGATGACGCGAACTTGCCGGCCGGCGCGTTGCTCGAAGGTGGCCTCGATGGTGTTGAAGCCGATGGACATGCTGTCGAGGGAGCCGTCCTTCATCAGCTCGTAAGCGTCCCTCGCGTAGCTCACAGCGAGGTTCACCCGCCCCTTGAGGTACAGGCCTCGGTCGTCCTGACTGAACTCCGAGGTTCCGACCAGGCGGGTAAGGTCGTGGTACAGGGCCAGCTTCAGCCGGCCATTGCGGGCGGTCTTCACACGGGTGAAGGCACCCTTGAGGATCACGTCATCACCCAGGTCGACGTTATCGAACACCGCGGCGTAGCCCTCGAAGTTGCCCGCCTCGTCGGCGGCCTTCACCTCGAAAGGGCAATCAAGTTTGCTGAGCACTGGTCTGCATCTCCCACCGGGATACCCGGTCGTATTCAGGGCCATCGAGTGGCGGAAGGTTTTCTTTGCGGCGCACTTCGTTGATGGTCATCCAGCCGGAACCGCCAGAGCCGCCAAGGGCCGCAGCAAACAACGTGGCTCGGCCGGCGCTGTCCGCGCGCAGCAGGCCCTCCACCGCGAACTCGACGAAGCGCTGGGTGCTCCCATACAACTTGTCGTTGAACTCATCCTCGACCGCGTCGATGTAGGGCTTCAGACCAAACGTGACGAAGCCGATCAGTTGCTGCTCCAGGTTGGAGCCCATGATCGAAGTCTTGCCCGCGCGATTGGCCAGCCAGAGCGGCACGCCGTAGATGCCCGCCAGCGCCTCTTCCTGGAACTGCTGCGACTCGATGAACTGGGCATCTTTCTGGCTGATGCCAGCTGGTGTGATGGTTGGCCCGCCCTGGAGGATGGCCATCTTGCCGATGTCGTCGGCGTCGCCCTTGCGCACATCCGGGAACTTCGCCAGGACTTGCGCCTGCTGCTTCTCGGTCAAGAACTCCTTGTAGATGACATAGCCGCCGGTAAAGCCGCCCTTGCGCATGAAGCGCGCCGACCATTGTTGGCCAGCCTTGGCCAGGCCCATGGTCTCGGCCTGGTACTCGATCGGCGAAAGCCCCACGATCCCGTCCATGCTGAAAATCTTGAAATGCAGCATGTTCTCCGGCGACACCGGGAATCGGTCCCCGCCCTTGGGCTGCACCCAATACAGCAGGTCTTCGTCGGTATCGATGGTCACCGTGTCGATCGACAACGGCACCAGGCCGATCGGCTCGCCATTCCGGTTGCGCTCGATTAGCGCGAAGGCGTTGCCCTTCAGCGCCATGTTCACGACCACGAACTTGAGGAAGTTCAGCATCGTCATGAACGGATTGGGCTTGCGCAGCAGCTTCTGCGCGCGATCCTTGCGCGGCACCAGCTTGCGAGGCGCCGTACCGTCCGAATCCTCGTAGAGCTTCAGCGGGAGGCCCGACAGCGACTCCGAGAGGATCTTCACGCACGACCAGACCATGCTGATCGACAGCGCGGTCTTGGTGGTTACGCGGACGCCAGCCTTGGTGCTCTTGCCTCCGACCTCCATGTCGACCTCGACATAGTTGCCCGTGGCGGGGTCGGTGTAGCCGAACATCCGCCACGTCTTGGGGTTGAACCAGCGAAAGGTCATGAGCCTACGAGTCCGAAGAAGCCATTGTTGAGGTAGTCATCCATGCCGTTGCGCGCCTCGGGGTTGAGGGATAGCAGCGACACAGCGTTGAAGGTGGCCATCAGCGGGTCGATCTTTGCCGTGCCAGAGGCCTGCTTCGTGATGAGGAAGGCGTTCGCCGACGGCACACCTTTGGCGTTTCCGCAGGCCCAGGACATGATCGGCTGGCCGCAGTGCAGCAGTTCGCCGCCCGCCAGCTTGCGCTCGGTGGTCTTGATCGCACCGGTGAGCTTCCACCCCTGGGAGACGCCGACGACCTGATCCTTCTCGATCCCAGCCTCCTCCAGCGCATCGAGCAAGGCACCGATGCCGGCGGGGTCCAGCCCCACTTTTTCCAGCAGGCCGAGCTCGTTGGTTCGTGCCACGTACTCAGCAAACTGCATCACGTCATCGCCGACTCGGTCGATGATGGTCAGGTCACCAGCGGCCTGGAGATCCAACAGCCGGGGCGCCTCTGACTTGCGCAGCTCAAGCACCGACGAGTGAACCCAGGCATGGGCCCAGTGCAGCCACCGCCGGGTTTCGCGCTCGCGCCCCATGATGGCCAGGCCAAGCAGGTCATCCAGGCCGCCACCGTCGCCGCCGGCCACGATCACCTCGCAGCGCTCGATCAGAGACTCCAGCGTGAGCCCCGGGGACGCCTGAGGCTCCCAGAAGGTCGCCCCCACCCAGTTGTCCGACATCAGCGCCAGGCCGATCTCGATGTTCAGGAACTTGGCCAGGAATCCACGGACCTCTCCCTCGCCATCCAGTTCGGCCTGCATGAACAGGCGCTCCAGGGTTGGGCGGTCCACTGAGAACCCCATGTTGGGGTTCACGATGTGGAAGTTCTCCGGCTTCCGCGCCTCGCCACTCTTGATCATCTCCGGCGAGAACTCGTAGATGATCGGGAGGAAGCGGTTGTCGTCGATGCGGCCATCGCGGACGCCGCGGGCGTAGGTCAGCTTCGACTTGAAGATACCGGCTGGCGGTTCGTTCGACTGAGTCGTCAGCCAGATAATGAAGCCCTCCGGCCGCGACAGCAGGCCGCCAGTGGCTTCGCGGATCATGTCCGGCGCCTTCGGGTTCTTGCCGAGCAGCCACGCCTCATCGATCAGCACGCCAACGGCTTTCTTGCCACCCACCACGTCGCTGTCGGCCGCGACCACCTTCAAGGTGGCCCCCGTTTCCTGATGGGTGATCAGCCGCTGGTGCGGCTGGATATGCAGCAGCGCGGACAGCTCATCATCGTGCTTCACCATCGCCGCGGCCGGCTTGAAGGAGTTGTCGGCGATCTCCTTCGTCGGCGCCAGAATGATGAACTCGGCCTCGAGGCGCCAATTCCGAATCAGCGCAGTGAGCATGATCGCAGCGGCGATGGTCGACTTCGAGTTCTTCTTCGGGATGCACAGGAAGTACTCGGTTATCAACCGCTGGCCGGTCTCGCTGTTGTAGCTGCCGAAGATCGCCCCGGCAAAGTCCAGCACCCATGGAGCACAAGCGGCCTCGATCTTCGGGCTACCCGGGGCGTCGACTATCTTCAGCTCCCGAAAGACCGCCAGCCCTTCCTCGGCCTCGGCCGGGAATAGCGGCGGCGGGATGATAGATTCGCCCGCGCTCAGGCGCTGCCACCATTCGGGGCAGGCAGTTGTCCAGAGCATGGGGTTACCTCTTCACGACAGTGAGCGGCGGTTTGCCGGCGCTGAACTTGCCCTTTGCTGCTTCCTTGGCGGCGGCCTGCTTCTGGTCCTTCTTGCCCTGCTCACCCTTCTTTCCGTGGAAGAAGTCGACCGCCTTCTGTGCAGCGCTGCGGCGGTCGAACACCTTGGCCCGCGGCTCGTTCATCAGGTTGACCAACCACACCAGCGGGTCATCGGTGAAGGGCAGACAGTCCAGGTACTCGCCATCGGGTTCCTGCTCATCGCCAGAGGTGTCGGCCTCGCCCAGGTCATGCTTCGGCGAAGGCTCCTTGGATTTAACATCGCGGCGGCCCTTTAACTTCTCCAGGGCGGCTACAATGTCCGGGTGCTTGGCGAGTCGAGCACCAGCCGCCGCCGCGCTGGAAGGCGCGTAGCCCGCAGCTTCGGCGGCAGACTTGTTGGATGCTCCTCGGGCCTTCGCGTCAACAAACCGTCGCTGTTTGTCTGTTAACGCCATTAACAAAAGTCCTTAGGCCGGGGAAAAATGTGCGAATGGGGGCGAAGGCGGTCTAGCTGAGCGCCAATCCCCATAATTCGATCCCCCCCTACCTCGACCGCACCAGATTGGTGCAATCGGGCGTTCGGGGAGGCTCAGCGCCGTTCAGCGCCCGGCGGTCGCATCTGGCGAGCACCATGTCCTGACAGGCGTGGATTGCACGGCAGAACTCAGCCGCCTCGGCCTGATGCTCAACCGGAAGTTCCAGGTAGGAGTTCCAAGCCTGGGCGAGCAGGGCGACCACACCTGCCTCATCAGCAGTTAGCTCAGCCTTCATCGACTTGCCCTCGCCGCCGCTTCCTCGCGCTGCTTGTCCGAGTCGTGGCAGGGCTTGCACAGCGACTGCCAGTTCGCCTCATCCCAGAACAGCTCAGGGTCACCCTCGTGGGCAACGATGTGGTCCACCACGCTCGCCGCGGTGGTCATCCCCTTCCGCGCGCAGTAGACGCATAGCGGATGGTCCAGCAGGTATCGCTCACGAGCCTGCTGCCATCGGTAGCCGTACCCACGCTGACTCGATGTCTTGCCAGCGCGCCAGGAACCGGGCGCCACGACAGCCAGGCGGCCGACCTGCTCAGTCAGGCGCGGCTTGAGGCTCTGGAGCCTGGCCATCAGCTGTCACGCTTCGGCAGTTTCCAGTCGGCCACGCGGTCGGCAAGCTCGGCGAGCTTCTTCACACCGAGGAAGCCTGTGAACACGCCGGCCGCCGTAGCCATGTTCTGGGGCAGGCCGAGCCACTCCAAGACCGGGATCAGGCCCAGGGTGATCAGGGTGCACAACGTGGCTTCGAGCAGCGCTTGGCGTCTTGTGCCGCCGCCGTAGATGACGCGGGTCACAGCGACCAGGAAGGACAGGGCGCCGGCGTAAAGCACAGGGGCGTGCTGGCTCAGCCACGCGAGCGCAATGGCCAGGAGCTCGGGCTTGTCGGACATCTTCATCATCTCGATATCCCCTCTGCGGGGCGGAAACGAAAAAGCCCAGCGCTATGGCTGGGCCTTGGTATGGGTGCAGGGGGCAGGCGCTGATCTCCTGCTTCACGGGCGGGCTCGCTGGGTCGCGTACCTCCGCCTCTCATCGCGTTGACTCGCAGTGACCTCACGGGTTTGCGAATCGCCTCTACCGACTTAGCCCATCAGCCTGGGCATTCACCTGCATTGAGTGCGTGTCTTTCCACGCCGTCCGAACAGGCCGCACCGGGAGTATCGAGGATGGCGATACGCCTGTTCTGCCGGTGTTTTCCCGTATCACCGCACCGCCGGCAGACGGTGTTCGGCTCCCCCTTGCGGGCCGTGCCGACCACGGTTCCAAATCTCTGGGCAATAAAAAACCCGGCGCGATGGCCGGGTTTCGTTGCCGGTCTGTGCGACGCGCACGGATCAGCAGATGTGGGCAATTTCGCTCAAACGCTCACACAAGTCAACCCACCTCCAGCAACCTTTCGCGCTCCAGGATCTCGGTCACATGCACCATGGCCTGCTCCTCCAACGCATCCAGCGCCTTCCAGATATCTCGCCGCCATCGACTCCGGGTCGAGTCAGGCCGCGCCTCGGTGTCCCACTCGTTGATGTCGTACCACTTGTCAGAGAGCACCAGGACATCGGTCGAGCGCTTGCCGTCCTTCCCCTTCAGCTTCGGGATGCACCAGCTCGATACCGCGTAGGTCAGGAAGATACGCGGCGCCGGGCTGGAGATCCTGGCTGGCATCCGGCTCACCGCCTGCAATCGCCGGCCGTTGTGCGTCGAATACCGGGCGTACAGCACATCCCACTCCACCGGCAGCAGCTCGCGGTGCAGCAGGGCGTGCAGCATGCAGTCGAACTCGAACTGGTCCCGGGCCGACAGCAAGGCGCGGTAGCCGCCGTCGACCTTGCGATCGATCAACTTCTGCCAGCTCTGCTTCGCCGTGTTGTCGATGGCATCGGCGGCCAGGACGCGGACGATCGCCGGCAGCACGTCTCGATAGATTCCTGTCATGCGGCCCCCTTCGGCGGCGGGGTGATCCCCAGGACATCGCGCAGCAGTTGCTCGGCCGCGGCGCCCTTGACGTTGCCCTGCAGCACCCAGGCCTTGGCGAAGTCCTCGAAGCCGAGGGGCGACGGGCTGCCCATCCAACTGGCGACCAGCTGGAGCAGGCACGCCATCACCGTGGGCCCGGCGGCCATGGATGGCAGTTCCTGGGCCAGCACCTGGAGCAGCTTGCGCTCGGGCTGGGTCATGCTTTTCCGCGGCGCGAGGGCCGTTACGTTGGTCATACGGCTTTCCCCTTGCCGTACTGGCGGCCCTTGTACGGGCGGTTCATCTCGACCTCCTCATCGCTCGGCTGGTAGCCGCCGACAAGCTCAGCGAAGCGGTGGAACTGGCCCTGGTGCTGGACATGTGCAACGCCCACCTGGCCATGACGGTTCTTGTCCACGATCAGCTCGGTGACGCCGGCCTGGCCCGCGGGGCTGTCGTTGTCGCGGTGCACCAGCACCACCACGTCGGCGTCGGCCTCGATCTGCCCGGAGTCGCGCAAATCGCTCTTGGTCGGGCGCTTGTTGCCCCGCGTCTTCGGCCCACGGTTGAGCTGGGCCAGCACCACCACGGGCACGCCGAGCTCCTTGGCCAGGCGCTTCAGGCCCTTGCTGATCTCGGTCACCACGTCGTAGCGGCTCGCGTTTCGCTGCTCGCCCTTGATCAGGCCGATGTAGTCGACGGCGACCATGCCCAGGCCGTGCTCGCGCTTCACCGTGCGGCAGATCTGGCGGATATCCCGCATGGTCAGCGAGGCGTCATCGCAGAAGATCAGCGGGGCATCGTTGAGCTTGTTCACCGCACCGGTCAGGCCCGGCCAGTCCGCATCGGCCATCGAGTGGCCTTCGGCAATGTGCTTGAGCGGGACACTGCCCACCGACGACAGCACACGGTTGGTCAGCTCGACGTCGGTCATCTCCAGACTGAACACCAGCGCCGGCTCGTTGCAGGTCAGCGCCACCCGCTCAGCGAACCCGAGGCCGAGCGTGGTCTTGCCGCTGCCCGGCTCGCCGGCCACCACCACCATGTGGCCGGGGCAGATGCCCGGGATGAAAGCGTCCAGCGAAGGCAGGCCGGTGTCGTACCCCAGCTTGACCTCCCGGTTGAAGCGCCTGTCGATGCCGTCGATGGCCTCGGGCAGCACCTCGCCGACGAAGCGATAGCGCTTCCGGGCGTCCAGCCCCTCGGCCTCCAGGGCAAGCCATGCCTGCTGGCCCTGGCTCAGTACCTCGTCCAGCGGTTCGCCATCCTGCAGGCGCTGGCTCATGATCTGCGCCGCGGCGATCACCCGGCGGGCCACCGAGCGCTGCTTGACGATCCGCGCATACTCGCCGGCATTGGCCGAGCTGGGGGTGTTCTTCACCAGCGTGCCGGCCGCCTCCAGTACGCTCTGTCCGTCGGCAAGGTGCGAGCGAGTCTCGTACAGCGTCACGACGTCGATGGGCATCGCCTTGGTGCGCATGGCCACCAGCAGGTCGAACAGCTCTGCGCAGGCGGGGTGGTGGAAGTCCGCCACATCGAGCCGGGCGCCAAGGTCATCGATCAGCTCGGGCTGCTGGATCATCGAGCCGATCAGCGAGTACTCGGACTCGTGGCTGTACAGCTTCGACGCCGGCACTTCGTCCAGCGCCGACATCTCGTCCAGATAGGCGTATGCGCTCATACGTCACCTCGCACGGAAGGCCAGCGGAAGAGCACGGCCTCGCCCCCGGCGTCACACATGCGATCGATCACGCGATCACCGATGAACCGACGGATGTCGGCCAGGTTCAAGTTGCTGATCAGGATGGTGGGCAGCAGCCGCTCGTACCGACCGTTGATGACCTGGAACAGCACCTGGCATTCGAAGTCCGAACCATGCTGCGCGCCGACCTCGTCGATGACCAGCAGGTCCATGGAGTGCAGGTCCGCGTACACATCCGCCTCGGTCTTGTCCTGACGGCCGAAGGTTTCCTTCACGGTCATGATGATCTCGGAAGCGGTGGTGTACCGTGCCGTTGCCCCCTGTCGCCCCTCAGTCCGCAGCACCTGCTGGATGATCGCGCAGGCCAGGTGCGTCTTCCCGGTCCCCATGGTGCCCAGCAGCAACAGCGAGCGACCAAGCTTCCAGTTGGACTGGAAGTCGTTGGCGTAGGCCTGGCAGCGAGCCAGAACGCCCGGCTGCTCCGTAGGAGCGAAGTCGGTGCGGTAGTTGGCGAACGTGGCGGGGCGGAAGCGCGGCGGAATGCGGCTGTCCATCAGCACGGTGTTGACCTCTCGGTCATCGCGCTGGTCCCGGGCCTTGGCGCGGATCTCCGGATCATCCGAGTTGCAGGCATCGAACTCGCAGCGCAGGCAGCCGCTCCAGCGCCAGCCGCCATCGAACTGCTCCTGCAGCTTGCTCTCGAAACCGCCATGGGTGGGGCAGTTGACGTGTCGGGTTTTCGATTGATCGTTGGTCATGGTCTTGGTCTCGCAATCCGGTAGGTGCCGTCGGCCTGGCGCTCCAGGCCCTCTTCGTGGTCGGTCTGGTTCAGGTTCAAGTGGGGTGATGGGTGCCCTGGCCCTGCTCGCTGGGCGCCGAACGGGGCCCGCTGGTTTCGCACCCAGTTGCGCCAGGTCGCCAGCCAGTCGAGCTTGGTCGCGTTCTTCCCGGTAGCGGCTCGCCAGTGGTCACCGAAGCTCTCCCCGACCTTGCGCATGGCCGCCTCGCTGAACTCCCTGCGCTCGTTGAGCGCCCAGGCCAACCAGCCATCCGGCAAGGTCCAGTCCGCCGGGAGGCGTGTGCCCCGCCTGGACCTGCCGACAGGAGGGGGCGGCTCGGGCTCCGGTGCTGGGCGCTGCTCCTGCGGCGCCAGCTCTTGCTCTTGATTCGGTGAATCAGTGAATCGGAGAATCAGGGCGTTATCGAACGGTGAATCCACCGTTATCGAACCGTTGTCTAACGTTGGATTAACGTTATTTCCCTCGGTGGAAGCGGCCTCGATAACGTTAGGTTCACTGTTATTGCCCCCGGTGGAAGCACTGGCGTTAACGTGGACAAGGCGTTTTACGCCAGTCACACAGCCGCCCTTTCCACGTTCGTTCACGGTAATGAAACCGTTGGCATCAGGGAGGACGCTGTCCCGCTCAGTGCCGTGGGGCTTCTGGTGCTTGAGGAAGCTCACCACCTCGACAACGGCATACCCTTCCACCTGGTAGCGCGTGACGAAACCTTTCTCCGCGAGCGCATTGAGGCCCTGGTCCACGTCGTAGTCGTCGCCAGGGAACAGCTTCACCTTGATCTTCTTCGGGCGGTCCTCAAGCCGACCTTCCCGGTCGGCCAAGGTCCACAGCCCAATAAACAGCAGCCGGTCGAACGGACCGAGCTCCATCAGGTCTTCGTTCTCAAACAGGCCTGGCTTGATGTTGCGAGCACGAGCCATCAGATGTTCAACTCCTCACAGACGCGCCGAATGAAGTCGTCGTAGGGCTCAGCCATGGCAAACCCCGCCGCCTCGAGCGCTGCGCGATTGAGCTTGGCGTGGCGGTACATCAGCAGCCGCTCGCTTTCGCGCAGGTCGCGGAATTGTTTGTAGGAGGGCCAGGGGCCGGAGATCACTGCCCCCCCCCTTTGGCCGTTGCGGCTGGTGGTGATCCGGCCGGGATGCAGCTGGTGGCGGCTCATCACGCACGCTCCAGGCGCTGCACCAGCGTCCGCAGCTTGCGCTTGAGGCGGGTGGTCAGATCACGCTGAGCCTTCCAGCGCCTGTAGGCGGGATTGGTGAACTCCAGTACTGGCTCGAACCTCTCGTCGTACGGATCGATACGGCGGTTGTCGCCATACGGACGGCCATAGGCCGCGAAGTACGTGGTGTACAGCGTATTCAGCTCGCGGCGCAGCGCGTTCCGCTTGGTCTCCGCCAGTTGATACTCAACCGCCGCCTCGGCGATCTGGATGAGTTGCTGCTGCTCGTCGGGTAGCTTGATCATGCTTGTGCTCCAGAGGCGCCGAACAAGGTCGCCAGATCGATTTGATAAACGGCTGCCCAGGCTCCCGCAGGCCACGCCTTGACCTTGCCGAAACGGCGGTCGGGGACGATCTCTGGCTGAACGCCATTGGCCTTGCACCACTTGCGCAGGTGGACGTAGGCGTTGAACGGGTACTTGGTGCCGGTGGCTATCTCGACAGCAGTGACCGTAGCGAAGCGAGTACCGCGGCCCAGCTCATCCTCAAGCCGGCGCACCTGGCGAACAGCGGAGGACGCGGCGGCCATAGCCTGGGCCTCCCGGCGGCTGCCGATCTGCGCTTTGGTGGCGATGGCGTGGTCACGCTCAGCGACGAGCTGCTTGTTCTCGCTGATCAGCGCCAGCTCACGGCCAATCGCCCCCTGCAGCACAAGCAAGGCGCCCTCGTGGCTCGACACGTCCGGAAGAGACTTCAGCTTCTCCTCCAGCGCCGTCATGTGATCGAAGACAGCAGCCTGCAGCTCGTAGCTGTAGGACATGGCCATCAGGCAGGACTCGCGTTTCGGGAAGCGGTAGCCACGGCGCGGCCGCCCGTAGCTGTCAGGGAGATCGGCTGCAAATTCAGCCGATCTTTCGCCAAGCACTTCCGGCACCTTCGCCAGGAAGTTCTTGTGCAGCAGTTCGGGGAACTCATCCGAGGGGAACGGCTGCCCGGCCTGCTCTGCCTGCTGCTTGCGGTGCTCATTGATGAAGTCGACCAGTTCCAGGCTGGTCATGGTGGCGGCTGCCGAGCCGCCAATGGTGGTGGTCAGGTTCATCGTGCGACTCCCGCCATGGCTACAAGGTCGTTTGGCGTCTCGCCGGTCAGGACCGAGAGACGAGAGAACACGTCCCTGTGGAAGAACACGAAGCCAGCCTTCCCAACCTGAGCAGCATTCAGCGCCATCAAGGCGCCGATGGCACGCTGCGCCTGGAACAGGCGCTTGGCAGGATCAGGCTCGCGCTCCACGCGCCCCAGGAAGTCGCCCAGGATCTGCTCAGGGCCGGGCACCTGAAGGCCGCTGCGGAACGATCCAGACAGCTTCGCCGGGGTGTCGGGGATCAGGTGTCGAGGAGTTGGCCTAGTCATCGGTGGCTCCCTCCTCAGTCCATTGGTCCGACGGGTCGGGGAGCGGCTCGCCGGACAGAACCGCGCGCATTCCAATCAGGGCCAGCTTGGAAATGACCTCCATGAACCCAAGCTCTGGTCCGCCGCCGGTGTTCCTCCAGTTCAGCGAACTGCTCGCGTACCGGATTGCCGTGACAGCCCCCCATTCACTGCTGCGGCAAAGCTCAATTACTTCCTCGGCATAGCGCTCACCCAACGCGAACCCATCGTTCCAAATCAGTGGGCGACCGGGGTTCCAGTTGTTGGTCAGGCGTACATCAACGCCCTCGGTGAAAGAAAGATCAGCGCGAGTCTTCATTCCTTGCGCCCTCCCTGCGCGCGAAGGCGCTCAGTGCAGGCCGTCTCGAAATTCAGCAGCCCGTAGATGCCACCGCCCAGCTCCTCAAGGAGCCAGCCCAGTCGCCCAGCCGTCTCCTGGCCAAGTTCGCCTTCCGTCGCAGCGGTGGCGATCAGCGCGCCGATGGCGGCCACCCCCAGCGAGATGTTGCAGATGGCGTCACGGGCGGTGTTCAGGTCCTGCTTGATCTCGCCGATCTGGTCGGCGTTGAGCACCTCGTCCGCATCGCGCTTGCACTTCTTCCGAATCACATGGCCGAGGTTCATTCGGATGCCCCCCCTTCTTCCCGGTCCTTCTGAAGGGCCGACACCGAGGCGTCGATCAGTTCGGCGGCGCAGCGCGCGGCAAGCTCCAAGGCGGTGAGATTGGTGAGCTCCCCATCCGGCTGGAGGAGGTACAGGTTGAGCAGATCGGCGAGGCTGTGGTTGACGCTGGCGGCCATGCCAAGAGCAGCTTCAACCGACAGGCTTGGGTCGACACTGAAGTACTTGTATGCGGGAAGCGGATCGACTTTGAGGAGGCTCATGCTTCACCTTCCTGGCGCTCGAAAGCGCGATAGCAGGAGGAGATCATTGCGCCGACGGTTGCAGTAGCCATGGCAAGAACCTGCAGTTCCATACCATTTGCCTCACCCTCACCCTCGTCTGCGAGTCGCTTCAGAAGGCAGAGAATCCCATCGTTCAGCGTGGTCACGTCGGCCATCACATCAGAGCTGGGAATCCCAGGAAGAACCTGGAGGATATCGCCGCGGGTGGGCGAGCTGTTCCAGAAGACACAGCCGGTTGTGCTGAGCTCAGGCTTCTCTTCTTGCGCCGGGGGCGCTGCTTTGGTATTTTCGACTTGCATGTTTCGTCTCCTTGAGACAAAGAAGTACCCGCCACCTGCGTCAACAGGTGGTTCTGAAGAGCCCGGTACCAGCCGGGCTTTTTGCTGTCTGGCGTTTGAGATCAGCCAGGGCGCAAAGAGGCGCCAGGACACTCCGTGCTATCGTTTTGCTTCCACACGAAACGGGCTCGGAGGCCTGGCATGACTGACGCTGAAGAAAGAATCCCGACCATCGATTTACAGTCCCTGCTCGATACGCTGAGTGCGCTGCCAAAAGACACGCGCGTAGGCTTCAGCGGTCTGACCTTCTACCGCGTCAAATGGCGAGGTCAGACGATGGTGAATATCGAGTTCAACGAGCATGTGCATCGGAACTCGAAGGGTGAGCTTGTTGTTGAAGCTCCTGGACCAGAGCGTTGAGCTCCCCAATCGCTTCGCTGATGGGCATCGGGCGGTAGGTCGAGTCGTGCCTTCCGCCTATCCAGCCAGAGATGACAGCGAGTCCATCCTCGCGAAGCTCAAGGACGATCGAGGGTCGGATCGAGCGGCATAGCTCGGTGGCCCGATCCTCCGTCTTCTTAGGTTTGGCTAGCTCGCCGGTCAGCACCATCTCGCGAGTCATGTCCAGGAAGCGCAGAACGTCCTCTTGGCTCATATCGGAGTCGAACTGGATGTGCGCGTGAGGCCACTTATCCACCAGGCGCACGCCGCTGGAGCGGCGAGCGGTTGCATGCCCGGACACAAAAGCCAGCAGCGTGGCGAGCAGGATCATTCCGAACTGGACGATGTCGGTCATTGCGTCACCTCGGCACTGGATACCTGACCAGCATGATTGCTGGGCTGCTCAGATTGGCAGTCGCCGGGCATCATTTGGGCATGGTCGGCGGAGCTATCGATGTCCTTAAAGGCGTCCGGGCGGGCAATACGAAGGAACATCAGCCGAGCGCGAGGAATTCCGTGCTTACGCCAGCCACTAACCGATGGCGGTTTCACCTCGCACAACTCCGCTACGCGGAATGTCCCGCCGAGGGCATCAATGATTTCGCTGGGGTGCATGTGCTGCTTCTCTGCTGGGTCTGACCTCCAGATATTAGGCATGCCTTCCATTACGGTCAATAGGAATACCTTATATACCTAGTGATAGGCTCTCCTAATGCAGACACTTCAAGAACGACTAAAACTCGCGATGGCTGGGCCGCCGAAGATTACGCAGGCGGCGCTTGCGCGTGCCTGCCGCGTCAAGGCGCCTTCGGTAAATGATTGGATATCCGGGAAGACGAAAAGCATTGAGGGGGAAAATCTCCTCAACGCTGCTGCCTTTCTGAAGGTGAGCCCCCTATGGCTTGCAACCGGAAAAGGCCCAATGCGCGAGCAGGCAGATCATCCGCTGAGCGAGCACGCGAACGTTGTGCCTATCACCACGCCGCCAAGGAAAAGGACGAAATACCCGGTGATCAGTTGGGTTAGAGCTGGAGACTGGGCAGAGAGCCCGGACAATTTCCAGCCAGGCGATGCAGACGAATGGCTGGAATCGGAAGAGAAGGCCGGGCTCCATGGGTATTGGCTGGTCGTTAACGGGGACTCAATGACGCCTCTCTTCCCCCCGGGGAGTCGGATATTGGTGCAGCCTGAAGGCTTCGATCTGATCAGCGGGAAGTACTATGTGGCGATCTGCTACGAGCCGGGGAAGAAACGCGACACCACTGTGAAGCAGTATGTCCGCGATGCTGGGTTCGAATACCTAAAACCGCTGAATCCCACCTATCGCACGCTTGAGGTCAGCGAGACAGTCCGCATCATTGGGCGCGTGATCGACTACAAGCTACCCCGCGGCGTGCTGTAGCTATAGGCAGATCATGGGGCAGTAGCCATCCGCCTTCTTTCTGACGCCATTCATCCGTCTGTATATACACACAGATTGAATAGGCCGAGAATCGGCCCTATCATCTGTATATACAAACACGAATAGGAGAGCCGTTTGGAAAACCTGATCATATCGGAGCAGATCGCCAAGAAGCTCCAGGAGAAGCATGGCGGCATCACGCGCCGCGAGGTTGAGCAGTGCTTCGAAAACTGTGAGGGCGAGCATCTGATTGATCAGAGAGAGGAACACAAGACGGACCCGGCGACGAAATGGTTCATCGCCCCTACCAACGCAGGACGCCTGCTCAAGGTCTGTTTCATCTTCGATGATGGCAAGATTTTTCTGAAGACAACCTACGAACCTAACCCTGAAGAAATCCGAATCTACCGTAAATACGCACTCAATGACTAAAGGTGAGGGAGCTATGAGCAACACTGAACTGTGGGAAAGTGGCGAGCTCGGGCATTCCGAAGAGCATGCCGCCGTCGCCACTGGCTCCAAGCAAGAGGTGGATGACGCGCTCGGCCTTCAGCTGATTTCCATTCGCCTGCAAAAACAACTGGTTGGCGACCTCAAGAAGATCGCCGAGTACCATGGCGTTGGCTATCAGCCGATGATCCGGGATCTCCTCAACCGTTTCGCGCGCTCAGAGATCAAGAAGATCATGTGCCAGCGCCTGAACGAGATCGAGGCATCCGAAGAAACCGTAAGCGAATCCAGTACCGCTCCTGTTAAGGAGTTCATGGAAAAGATGCGCGCCTAAGCCGCGCATCGCAATGACAGAAGCCCCGCACCCGCGGGGCTTTTCATTTCCGCCCCCTACCAGGCGCTCTCGTCCACCTGCCATCGGATGGTGACGGCGCCCTCCTCGCCCTCCTCGATCTCCAGCCCATCGTTTGAGCGCAGCTCTTCCAACAGGCGCTCCCAATCTTCCTGCGCCTCCTCTTCCAGCTTGCGGATTGTCACCGCTCGCACCCGCTGCACTGGCGGCGAGCTAATCAGCCGCTGAAGCCTCGCCACCAGAAGACTGTACCCGGACGGTTGCTTTTCCTGCTTGCGTGCTGCCTTTGCCATGCTGAACCTCCACCCACTTACTGTTTATCCATACAGTATTTCGAGATTCAATGTACTGCAAGCCCGTTCCTATAGCCCAGGCCTTTGACCACCTCATACGATTGTGGTCACGAAATAAATTAGGCATACCTATTGATTTCAATGAAAGGCATGCCTAATATTCTTCTCAACATCAAGCGATGTGCCGCCAGCAAGGCGAGAAATTTAAGCATCTGCATGGAGCAATGTTTATGACCACTGCAACAACCAGCATCACCGCACATGGCCTCACTGGTTTCCTTGGCAAGGGCCTTTCCCTGCGGGAGCTGCAGTGCGTCCTGGGCATCGCTGCTGGTCGTACCTCGAAGGAGCTTGCTCGCGATTTGGACATGCAGCCGGCCACCGTGGATAAGCGCGTACTGGCGGCTACCACGAAGCTCGGGATCACCCGCCGGGCAGCCCTCGTCGCCGAGGCGTTCAAGCGCGGAATCCTCGCGCCGGCCTGTGTCGTCATGCTCGCAGGCATGGCCGCACTCCACCCCATCCTCGACGACGATCCCATGCGCCGCGACCGCCGCCCGCCCGAGCGCAAGACCGAACTGCGCCAGGCCGGCCGCCGCTGCGAAGAGGCAGGACTGATAGCCGCGTGATCAGCGGCGTGCGCTCCTGATCGAGCGCAGTCCGGTGACCACCTATCACAGATTTTCGGGAAGCCAAGTACCCCGGCAGGGGATCGGCTTGCCCGGAGAAAGGAGACGACATGCAAAACCTGATGCGGCCTGGCCGCCTGTTCCTGATCTGCCTCGCCGCCTTGGCCTATGCCGCCCTGTCCATCGCCCTGCTCGGCGGCATCGCGCCCGCCATGGTCAGCAGCGCCGACTCGGTTCTGGTCGGCCTGGGCTTCCTGGCCCCCGCCGTGTGGCTGATCGGCACCGGCTGCCTCGCCCTGCACATCGTCCTGAAATTCCGCGCATGCGCGGAAAAACGCACCACCACCAACCTGGAGAAAGACCAATGAAGCGGATCACCACCGCCTTCCTGCTGTGCCTGCTCGCCGCCCTGTCGGCCTGCTCGAAAGTCCCCGCCGGTAACGTCGGCGTGATCGTCAACCTGTACGGCTCCGACAAGGGCGTCGACATGAAGGAGGTGGGCACCGGCCGCTATTGGGTCGGGCTCAACGAAGAGCTGTACCTGTTCCCCACCTTCACCCAGACCGAGACCTGGGGCGGCGAGGAAGCGATCAGCTTCCAGACCGTCGAGGGCATGAAGGTCGGCGGCGCCGTCGGCATCACCTACTCGGTGTCCCCCGACAAGGTGACGACGCTGTTCCAGAAGTACCGGGCAGGCATCGACGAGATCACCAACAAGTTCCTGCGGAACATGGTGCGCGACGCCTTCAACGACATCGCATCGAAGCTGCCGGTGGAGAGCGTCTACGGCGCCGGCAAGAGCGATCTCCTGCTGGCCGTCGAGAAGCGCGTGCGCGAACAGGTGGCGCCGATCGGGCTGAACGTCGAGCGCATCTACTACGCCTCCGACCTGGTGCTGCCTCCGCAGGTCACCCAGAGCCTGAACGCCAAGATCCAGGCCACCCAGATGGCCGAGCAGCGCCGCAATGAGGTCGCCCAGGCCAAGGCCGAGGCGGACAAGGAGCGGGCCCGAGCCCAAGGTGAGGCCGACGCGAAGCTGACACTGGCCCAGGCTGACGCCAAGGCGATCGAGATCCGTGCCCAGGCCCTGCGCGCGAACCCCGATGTGGTGACGCTGAATGCCGTGGAGAAGTGGGACGGCAAGCTCCCGCAGTACATGGCCCAGGGCTCGCCCCTCCCCTTCATCGGCGTAGGAGCGGGCAAATGATCCAGCTCGGCAAGAAGGCCCGCGACAAGATCACCGGCTTCGAGGGAATCGTCACTGGCCGCGCGCAGTACCTCACCGGTTGCGACCAGTACTCGCTCGCCCCTCCCGCCAAGGACGGAAGCATCAACCGCACCGAGTGGTTCGACGAGGGCCGCCTGGAAGTGATTGGCGACGGCATCGCCCCGGAGACCGTGGCAGGCCCCCGCCCTGGCGGGCCGCAGCGCGAAGCGCCCAACCACTGAATCGAAAAGGCGCGGGGAAGCCCGCGCCAAGCCAAGGAGTAGGACCATGCTCATTCTCACCCGCCGCGTAGGCGAAACCATCTGCATCGGCGACGACATCGAGGTCGTGGTGCTCGGCGTCAAGGGCAACCAGGTACGCCTCGGCGTGACCGCCCCGCGTGACACCGAGGTCCACCGCGAGGAGATCTATCAGCGCATCCATGGCGCAGAACTGCGCCATCAGCCCACGGCCGCCGGGAGCAACTGACCATGAACGCCATCACCATCGTTCTCCGCTCTGGCATGGGCATGCAGCTCGACTCGGTTCGCCCCTACCTGAAGCCGGGCACTCCGATCGCTATCGGCCGCGGCGGTTCCGTGATTGCCGAGGTGGCCGAGGGCAACGCCATCGAGGACAAGCGCCTGGCGGCCGAGGCTGCAGCGGGCTACATCGACTCGGTCGAGCGCTACATGGAGAGCGCCGAATCCCTGGAGGGTGTTGTCGCTGGCCTGGAGAACACGCTGCTGAACATTGAGCGGCACGCAGAGGCCGGACAGAACGGCTCCGCCCTGCAAGCCATGGATGCCCTGCGCCGCATCCGCGAGCTCGCTGCGGCATTCCTGGATAACTCCGGGGCGCGCGCAGAGCGAGGCGTCCCTGTCTCTGGTGCCGCTGCAGAACCGGCTTACCCTGGCGCCGCAGCCGCTCGCCGCCGGGTTGATCCCGGCGAGCAACCCCGCTCCGCGCCGGTTGCTCCCCTCAAACCCGGCATCTTCGACATGCTCACCGGCACCGCCGGCACCACTGATGATGGTTCGGGCGCGCAGCTTCCTCCGCTGGATGAACACCTGGCCCAGGTCGAGCAAGTGGCTGCCGGCCTGCGCGAGGGCCAGGCTGAGCTGGCCGAAAGCATCCTGGTTCTGGAGGGCTGGCTGGAGCGCGTGGAGATCGAGGACGGCTACGTCGGCGTGCCGGTGATCGAAGCGGTCGGGGTGGTGGTGGCCGAACTGAAGCGCCAGCAGCAATCGGCTGAACCCGTTGCCTGCCGCTACAACCACTGGTTCGCCGGCGACAGCACTGAGGCCGCCTTCATCCGCGAACGTGGTATCTGCAGTGACTGTGCCGCAGTCGACGACTTCTGGCTTGGCGCGCAGGAGCCAGAAGGCGGTGACGCATGAGCAGCCGTCAGCACTGGGCTTGGCACTGCCTGCTCAGCATTGCAGCCATCGCCTTCTTCGGCCTCTTCCTCGCCGCCGTCGAGCAGCGCGACGAGGCCCGCCGCCTGGCCAAACCCACCATCGAGATGCGCGGCACCACCCTGGTGGTCTCGTGCCCGAAGCCGATCACGCCGGCGGCCGCCCCTGGCGCTCCCCGGCAACAACCGAGGTTCATCCTATGACCGTGACCGCACACGTGCCGGCCGGCGCCCACCAGAGCGCGCCGCAGCCGACGAACCCCAGCCCGTTCTACATCCTCGGCGCGCGCCTGGTCGACCTGGGCACCGCCCTGCAGAACCAGCGCAGCACCATCGACGACCTGGTGCGCCTGGCTAGCGCCTGCGGCATGGACCTGCGCATCAAGGTGGTGGAGGGCGAGTAATGGAGACCAACCGCCAGCAGCGTCAGCTGCTCGCCGAGCTCAAGGAAGCACGGCGCCGGGCCAGCTACTGGAAGCAGCGCGCCAAGTCGGCCGAAGGGCACCTCTATGCCAGCGACGTGCGCGCCGCGGCCCGGGAGCTTCATCGCTTCACGTCCTACAAGTCGATCCCCTGGAACGACCTGTCCGACGCGGACCGTTCGCGCATCGAGATCGCAGCGACATCGATCGTCGCGGCGGTTCGCGCCAGGATCGACACCCGGCGTCCACGCTGGCCGGATTTCATCGCGATCCCCGTCGAGTACCAATGCGCGTGCGGCGACGTGTACCCGGGCGACAGCTTCGGGGCCGGCTTCATGGCCGCCAACAACGGCGTCTGCGAGAACTGCAGCGCAATGGAGGCAAGCCGTGGCTAAGCCTCTCGGATCACTCGCAAGGAAAGCCCTGGACCGGGCCAAGCGAATAGCGCCAGCACCAGCGCGCCGGGTATCCAAGGCGAAGGCAGCGCCGGTTGCTCCGGTTCAAGCGGAACGACCTGCGGCGCCGGCCCAGTCCATGGCGCCGGCGGCAGGGCCCAGGGTGGATAGGGCGCTGTTCCTGGAAGGGCGCCGGGCAGCGCAGGAGATCCTCCGCAGCTTCTCCGGAATGCTCACGCATCACGGCAAGGCTCAGGAGGTGTTCCAGCAGTTGAGGAAGGGGGCGTCGAGCAGGCCGGCCAGCTTCGCCGCTGGCATGGAGTCGCTCATCGCTGAGGTGGAGGCGCTCATCGCGCGCCACGAAAACGCACGACAGCAAAACGTGGCGCGCCACGCTGGGGGTGAGGAATGATCGAAGAGAATCGCCAGAGTCAGGAGCAGGACCTGGCCGGCGCCATCCGCGACCTGCTGGCCCACCTCCGCGGGCCGAAGGTGGCGCCCGAGGAGGAACTGTGGACCACGAAGGAGATCGGCGAATACCTGAAGCTCTCGCCGGTGACCGTTGAGCAGCGCGTGTCCACCCGGCCGGACTTCCCTGAGCCGCTGCAGCCCTGCGGCACGGTGAAGTCGATGAAGCGCTGGTTCGCGGCGGACGTAAAGAAGTGGGCGCGGCAGAACAGCAGCAAGCTGCCTAAGGGCAAGCCTCGGAAATAGGGGTGGTGTTACGCCACCCCATCAATCTAGCCGGCTTGCCACTTCGGTAGCCGTCGCGTTGTAGTAGACCATGAGCGAGCGCGGGTCACGGTGTCCAGTCATCCGCGCCAAGTCCAGGACATCCAGCTTCCTGGCCAGTCTAGTGGTGGCCTCGTGGCGGGTATCATGGAAGTGCAGGTCTGTGATCTTCAGTCGATCGCGGACCTTCCTGAAAAGGGCGTCCGCAGAGCCTGAGGTCAGCGTAAACACCTCGTCGCGCTCCCCAGCCCCGTCTACCACGACCTTCAGCAACGCTGCAGCACGAGTGCTCAGTGGCACCTTCCTGGCGTCTCCGTTCTTGGTCTTGGTGAGGTCGACATATCGGGCTTTCAGATGCACGCGATCGCGGCTCAGGCCCAGGATCTCGCCCTGGCGCATCGCCGTCTCCAGGGCGAGGAGGAAGGCATAGGCCAGCTCCTGCATCTTCGTTTCCGGCGCGGCCCCCTCTGTGTACCCCAGTTCATCGAGCAGCTTGCGCTCCTCGTCCGCGGAGATCCTGCGGTCACGCGGCCGGCCGTTGCTCGGGCGCTTGACTTCGCGGACTGGGTTGGTGGTGATCCACTTCCAGGGGCTCCTGGCGTGCTCGAAGACGCTTGACAGCAGAGTCATTTCGCGCCGAACTGATGGCGGCTTGATCACCTTCAGCCTTGCATCGCGCCAGTCTGCGATCTGGTCAGCCTCGATATCGGTGATCCGTTCGCCGACGAACTCCAGGTCATTGACGAACTTGTCCAGCCGGATCTCTTCCCAGCGCTGGCCGGCCTTGGTTGGGGTGACCTCGGCCTTGTATTTCTCGATAGCGTCCTTCAAGGTGTAGTTGGATGCCCGCTCAGAGACTCCAACTCCAGCCAGGATGTCGGCCTCCCTCTTGGTCGCCCAGGCCACCGCCTCGGCCTTCGTGGAGAACGTCCCCGAGTCCCTGACTCCTTTCTTGGCTACCTCGGCGCGCCAGCCGCCGCTCCGCTTCCTGTACGTTGCCACCCGACACCTCGCCTTGGCGTAATTTTGGCGTAAAGGGTAGCAGGAATTTACGCCAAGATACTGGAGGCCGCTGTTTTCATTTTGGCGTAAACCCTTTGTAATCAGGTACTTTCAGGTGATCTAACGTAGTTGCATGAACCTACCAGACTCCGCTAGAGTCTCTCCCGGGGCACCATCCAGATTCCCAGCGAATTTCGGAACACCAGAAGAACCGGCCATCGAGCCGGTTTTTTGTTGCCTGCCCTTCCCCGCCCTTCCCTCTGCAAGCCCCTTCGGGCCCCGCCATGCCGCGTCGCGCCCCGCGAACGGGGCGGCGGCTCCAGCCCATGCCCCGCCTTTTCGCCAATCGCCGGTTTTTTTACTACTCTGCTCGGCAACCCGAGGTGTCCGCATGGCGAACATACTGCTTGCATGCATTGAACCCCTGTTCAGCGCCGGTGCCAGCTCCGCCCTGAAAGACCAGGCGCATGAGGTTCCCACCTGTGTGTTCAACGGGGCCGCCGCGATAGCCGCGCTGCGGAGCACTGCGCCGGACCTGCTGGTGCTCGACTTCATGCTTCCGGATACCAACGGCACCGAAGTTCTGCAGTGGCTGCGGCAAAGCGGACGCAACCTCCCCGTGCTGGTCCTGGGAAACGACTACCAGCCCCATTTCATCGATCTCGCCCGCCAATACGGGGCAGCCGGGTACCTGTCCAGGTCCGAGCCGCCCGAGCAGTTGCTTCTCGCGGTTCGGACGCTGCTCAGTGGCCGGACCTTCTTTCCGCGCCATGCCTTCGAGGATGTGTCGCGGCGCCCGGGCGACCGCCAGGAGAGCCGGCTGCTGGCCACCCTGTCACCCCGCGAGCTGACCGTAATGAAGCAACTGGCGCAGGGCAACCCGATCAAGTCCATCGCCGCCACCATGAAGCTGAGCCCCAGCGCCGTCAGCACCTACAAGACGCGCCTGTTCCAGAAGCTGGACCTGCACTCGAACGCGGACCTGCTGGCATTCGCCTGGCGGCATGGCGTCGCCCCCGCCGCGGGCCTGGGGAAAATGCATTTCGCCAGCGGGCAAGGCTCGCGCCTGCAGGAATTCATCGAAATGCTGCCTTTCCCGACGGCACTGCGCGCGCGGGACGGGGCCCTGCTGCTGTGCAACCAGGGCTTCGCCGACCTGCATGGTCTTTCCCGGCAGGCGTGTCTGGGCATGGAGATCGCCCCCAACGGCATCGTAGGGGAACAACTCACCGAGCAGGTGCGTCGTGGCTATCTCAAGGCCGTGGCCGACGCCAGATCCTTCGTGTCGGATTTCGTGGCCCACTTCCCCCAGGGCCCCCGCACCGTGCGGGTCTGGGGCGTGCCCCACCGGGACGAAAGCGGCCAGGTGCTCGGCATGCTGTGCGCGATCGTGGATGTCAGCGACTTCGACAGCGAAGTGGCCCAACTGACGCAAGCGCAGCAGCGAATGCTCTCCCTGCGGCAGCTGCGCACCCATTTTTTCATCGCCGAATGCAAGCGCTTCGAAGAGCAGCTATCGATCCTGGAAGAGCAACTGGCCGACCTGGCGAAAAGCACCCCGGAGGCGGCTTCGCTGCGAAACCCCGTCGGCATGCTCAAGCGACATACCGAGCTGCTGCTGGAACTGGCCGAACTGGACCAGGGCAACAGGGTTCCGCTACCGGAGACCTGCGACCTGAACGCGCTCACCAACCAGGCGGTCGAGACCTTCGCCAGGCGCTACGCCGCCAGCGTGACGCTCTCGCTGCCGCAAACGGCGACATGCGCCTGGATGGACGCCGGACTGTACGGCGAACTGTTGGCGACGGCCCTGGCCTTCGTCAGCGCGGAGTCCTCGGCGAACCTGCATGTGGAAGCACGGCAGGAATACCGCGGCCACGGCGAGTCCGTCTGGCGGATCGACGTGAACTCGCCGGATGCCGGCCTCCCCTTCGACAGGTTCGACGCCCATCTCGGCCTGGCCAGGCGCCTGGCCCCCCTGATACGGGCCTCGCTGACGTTTTCCGGCTTGCCCTTGCGGCTGCCCTGCGTCATCGAACTGCAGTTGCTCTCCGGCCCTGAACCGCCGCCCTCTCCCCCGGCGTAGCGCAATCGCTACAACGATCCCGGCGCATCACGACAGCCACACGAAGCCTTCGGCCATAGCCTGCCCCCATCGTTTTCTTGGGAGCAGACATCATGTTCGGATTCAGCGCTCATAGCCTTCGAACGAACGCCAGAGGCCGCGGCCGGCGTGGCCGCCCCTCGCAAGCCACCTGGCTGCTCATCGCCCTGGCCTGCTGGCTGTTCGCCGCAATGGTCAACGCCAGCGAAAGCCAGCAGCTTCTGGGCACCGCCCATGCGGCCTATCTCGCCGGCGATTTCCAGGGCGCCGACCGCCTCCTCGACAAACTCCTGGCCAAGGGCACCAGCAGCGGACGGCTCGAAATGGAACTGGCCCTGGTCGACGACGCCCTGGGCAGGCCGCAGCAGGCACGGCGCCACTACGACCGGCTGGGCCGCTCCGTCTGGAGCGACCTGGTCGCCCTGCCTTCTGCCGCCAACCTGGCCGCCCTGGGGCGCTACCGCGACGCCGACCGTGCCTTCGCGCAAATCGCCTCGAAGGGCGCGAACGCCGATGAGAAGGCCTATGCGCAGCTCTGGCGGCTATGGCTGGTCACGCGCGACAACGCCTCCTCCAGGCGCGCCCGCGACACGGCGTTCAAGCGCCTGCTCGCCGCAGTGCGGCCCGACGACGCGGCGCAGCACGCGCTGGTCGAGCTGTATCGCGGCAAGGCCGACTCCGCCAGTGTTTTCGCGGCGATCGACCGGATGCCGCTGACGCTGCCGCAACGCCGGGCCCTGATCGCCGAAGCCACCCTCTTCGCCGGCGGCTACCTGCAAGGCATGCGTAACGACGCTGCCGCTGCCCGATGGCTCTACCAGGTGGAGCTGGGGCTACCGCCGGTGGCCTGTCCGGAGCGCCCGCTGATTGCCCAGGCGGCACGCGCCCTTCCCCCTCTCCCCACCTCGAACGCCCGCTGATCCCGGATCAGGGGCCTCTCACCATTTGCGGGGAGCTCCCCGCAAGGAGTCTCTCATGAACAAGTCATTCCGACTGGTCTGGAGTGCGGCGCGCCGCGCCTGGGTAGTCGCCAGCGAATTCGCCAGAAGCCACGGCAAGCACCGCAACCGCGGCCTGGCCGGCGCAGTGGGCCTGCTTTCCTCCGCCTGCCTGGCGCTGTTCGGCATTCCTGCCGGGGCGGTCACCGAAGCCGAGATCGAGGGCGACGACAAGGCCAGCGCCAGCCAGGTGGTCCAGCCGCGCGCCGAGGTGCGCCTGGGCGCCATGCTCACCAGCGTGCAGGAAGGCACCGGCGCCAGTGCGTCAGGTGTAAACAGCACGGCCCTGGGCGACTACGCCACGGCATCGGCAAGCCACGCCACCGCCGTCGGCCCGTGGGCGGCCGCCTATGGCGACAACAGCGTGGCGCTTGGACGAAATACCGAGGCCAAGGGCGACAGCAGCCTGGCCATCGGCCGCAACGCCGCCACCAGCCAGGCCAGCAGCACCGCCCTGGGCGCGTACTCCTCGGCATCGGGCCTGGCCAGCACGGCGATCGGCAAGGGAGCCACCGCCCAGGGCGAGCACAGCACCGCGCTGGGCCTGGATTCGCAGGCGGCCGGCGCCAATGGCCTGGCCCTGGGGGCCTGGGCTGGCGCCAACCATGCCAACTCGGTAGCCCTGGGTGCCGGCTCGGCGACCGACAGGAACGATAGCGTCTCCATCGGCAACGCCAACCTCGATCGCCAGTTGACCCATGTAGCCGACGGCACCCAGGCCAACGACGCCATCAACCTTTCCCAGCTGGAGACGCTGCGCCAGCAAGGCGAAGCAGCGCTGCAGTCGGTTTCCGACTGGCTCAGCGACGTCTATGAAAGCGGGACGAAGTATTTCCAGGCGAACTCCGACAAGGCGATGGCCCAAGCCAACGGCCAGGACAGCGTAGCCATCGGCCCCGAGGCCGTGGCTTCGGGCAGCGACAGCATCGCCATGGGCAGCGCCGCCCAAGCCAGCGGCGCGAACGCCACTGCGGTGGGCGTCTCCGCCGACGCGGCGGGCGAACGCGCTCTCGCCCTCGGGGCCTGGAGCCAGGCCACGCAACTGCGCAGCACCGCCGTGGGCGGTAGCGCCGAAGCCACCGCACAGGACAGCACCGCGCTCGGCGCCGAAGCCGAAGCCGCCGCCTTGGCCAGCACTGCCGTGGGCACCTGGTCCAAGGCCAGCGGCGTCGGCAGCGTGGCCATCGGCAAGGAAGCCCTGGCCTCCCAGGGCGATGCCAGCGCCCTGGGCATCGCGGCCCAGGCCACCGGCGACGGGGCAACCGCAGTTGGCGCAAGAACCGCAGCCAGCGGCGAAAACGCCACTGCGCTGGGCAAGCTGGCCAGCGCCACCGCCGGCGGCTCGACCGCACTCGGCACGCAAAGCTCCGCCAGCGGCGCGAACGCCACTGCGGTGGGTGTCTCCGCCGACGCGGCGGGCGAACGTGCCCTCGCCCTCGGGGCCTGGAGCCAGGCCACGCAACTGCGCAGCACCGCCGTGGGCGGTAGCGCCGAAGCCACCGCACAGGACAGCACCGCGCTCGGCGCCGAAGCCGAAGCCGCCGCCTTGGCCAGCACTGCCGTGGGCACCTGGTCCAAGGCCAGCGGTATCGGCAGCGTGGCTCTCGGCAAGGAAGCCCTGGCGTCGCATCAGGGCAGCGTCGCACTGGGCCTGAACTCCGCCACAGGAGCGGACAACGAGGTCTCGGTCGGCAACGCCGACCTGCAGCGCCGCATCGCCAACGTGGCCGAGGGCACCCAGGCCACCGACGCGGTCAACCTCTCGCAACTCCAGCGCCTGGGCGAAGAAGCGGCCGACGCCATTGGCGACGTAGCGGACTGGCTGGGCGACGTTTACCAGCGCGGCACACGCTACTTCCGCGCCAACTCCGAACTCCCGGACGCCAACGCCAGCGGCGAGAACGCCATTGCCATAGGCCCGCAGTCCGAATCCAGCGGCAGCAACGCCATCGCCATGGGCACGGCGGCGCTGGCCAGCGGCGAGAACGCGCTGGCAGCCGGCAACCAGGCCCACGCATCCGGCCAGCACGCGACGGCCGTTGGCGTCAGGGCGGATGCCCTCGGCGATCGCGCCACCGCGCTGGGCGGCTGGAGCCAGGCCACCGGTGAGCGCAGCACCGCGCTGGGCAGCAGTGCCGAAGCCACCGCCAGCGACGCGCTGGCAGTGGGTGTCGATGCCGAAGCGAGCGCGAACTCCGCCACCGCCGTCGGCAACTGGGCGATGGCCCATGGCATTGGCGCCACCGCGGTCGGCAAGGAGGCCCGGGCCAGCACCCATGGCAGCACGGCGATAGGCCTGCAGGCCCAGGCGACGGGCAGCAGCGCCACCTCCGTCGGCGGCTGGTCCAGCGCCAGCGGCGCCGGCGCCAGCGCCCTGGGTGTGCAGGCGCAGGCCAGCGGTGAAAAGAGCTCCGCACTGGGTACCAGCGCGCAGGCCAGCGGTCAGCAAAGCACTGCCGTCGGCGCCTGGAGCCAGGCCACCGGCGGGCACAGCGTGGCCTTGGGCAACAGCGCCGAAGCCACGGCGCAAAGCGCCACCGCCCTGGGCGCCGAAGCCGAGGCGGCGGCCCTCGCCAGCACGGCGGCCGGCGCCTGGTCCCGCGCTCTGGGCGTAGGCAGCACGGCGCTCGGCAAGGAAGCCCTGGCCTCCACCGACGGCAGCACCGCCCTGGGCATCGCCTCGGCGGCGACAGGCCAGGCCGCCAACGCCATCGGCGGCTGGTCCGTGGCCAGCGGCGAGCACTCCATGGCGCTGGGCACCGCCAGCCGCGCCGAACACGCCCGCAGCGTGGCCCTGGGCCATGGTTCGGTAACCGATGCCGACGACAGCGTTTCGGTGGGCAACCAGGATCTCAAGCGGCGGATCACCAACGTCGCCGCGGGTAGCAATGACACCGACGCCGTGAACGTCTCCCAACTCAACGCCACCCGCGACGAAGTGAGCGAACTGCGCGGTGACGCCCTGCTCTGGGACGACTCCCTGGGCGCCTTCAGCGCCATGCATGGCAGCGCCGGCGCAACCAGCCGCTCGCGCATCACCAATGTCGAGGAAGGCCGGATCGCCGCGGATTCCAGCGACGTGGTGGTCGGCTCGCAGCTGTACCGCACCGACACCCGCGTCAGCGCCCTGGAGGACGGGATCAACCAGACCGGCGTGTCACGCTACTTCCGCGCCAATTCGGAAAAGGCCGATGCCTCTGCGGCCGGCGCGGACTCCATCGCAGTCGGACCGGCCGCCTCGGCCACCGGCACCTCGTCCATGGCCCTGGGCGACGCCGCCCAGGCGAGCGGCGAGCGCAGCATGGCCGCTGGCGCCGGCGCCTCCGCCAGCGCGGCGGACGCCACGGCGGTGGGCAGCGCTGCACAAGCCAGCGGCGAACGCAGTACCGCCATCGGCAGCGGCGCCAATGCCACCGCCAGCAACGCCGTGGCCCTGGGCGCGGACTCCCTGGCCGATCGCGACAACAGCGTTTCCGTGGGCAGCCAGGGCAACGAGCGGCAGATCACCAATGTCGCCCGCGGCACCGCCGGCACCGACGCGGTCAACGTCGACCAGCTCACGGACGCCGTCAACACCTCGGCCGGCGCCCTGAACGACAGCGTGGCGCAGGTGGACCAGCGGGTCAGCGATGTCCATAACCATGTGACCAACCTGCAGAACGGCACCGACGGCATGTTCCAGAGCAACAACAGCTCTGCGCTGAGCAAGCCGCAGGCTGTCGGCCAGGATGCGATCGCCGGCGGCGCCGGCGCCCAGGCCAGCGGCAGGAACAGCGCGGCGATCGGCACCAGGGCCCAGGCGAGCGCCGAGCACAGCACCGCGCTGGGCGAAAGCGCCCACGCCAAGGCCTCCAACTCGGTGGCCCTGGGCGCCAACTCGGTGGCCGACAGGGCGAACACGGTATCCGTCGGCAGCGCGACCAACGCCCGGCAGATCACCAATGTCGCCGCCGGCACCCAGGCCACCGACGCCGTCAACCTCGGTCAGTTGAACAGCGGCATCAGCGGCGCCAAGGCCTACACCGACGCCAGCTACCACGCCCTGCGCAAGGACATGAACGAACTGGACGACGAACTCAGTGCCGGCATCGCCGGGGCCATGGCCATGGCCAGCCTGCCCCAGCCCCATGCGCCGGGGGCGAGCATGACCTCCGCCGGCCTGGGCAACTTCCGTGGCGAGCAGGCGCTGGCGGTCGGCGTGTCGCACATCACCAAGGACGGCAAGTGGGTCACCAAGCTCCAGGGAAGCGCGGACAGCGATGGCGACGTCGGCGTCTCGGTAGGCGTTGGCTACCAGTGGGATTGA